CTAAAGAACCCTGGAGGGGAGAAGAACCCTGGAGGCGCAAAGAACCCTGGAGGGGAGAAGAACCCTGGAGGCGCAAAGAACCCTGGAGGCGAGAAGAACCCTGGAGGCGCAAAGAACCCTGGAGGGGAGAAGAACCCTGGAGGTGAGAAGAACGAAGGTGGAGAGAAGAATGTTGTAACGCTGTTTGATGCACCTGATGTTGCACCATTTCCGTTAGCATTAGCTGCATAAACAGTATATGTCTGTGCAGTTCCTTGCTCTTGTCCAACGCTTACTGATGTGGAGGCTGTGTTACCAGACTTTCCATCAGATGATGCCCAGTAGTAAAGGCTTATTGCTGATCCACCATTTGCTGGAGCTGTCCATGATACTACGTCCGTTCCTGCTGATGAAGATGACGCTGAAGGCGCACCAACTTGAGCGGGAACTGTAGTAGGTGTTGTTGCACCTGAAGTTGTTGTAGGACCATTGCCAACTGCATTAGATGGAGTTATTGTAAATGTATATGATGTTCCACCTGCAAGACCTGTAAAGGAAAGTGAGGTAGAAGATGTTGTTTGTGTTGTTGTTGCTGGACTTGACACTATTGTGTATAGTGTTGCTGCTGGTGAATCGGATGGAAGCGTCCAGGCTAGGTTTGCTGAACCATTATTGAACGCCCCTCCGTTAACACCAGTGGCAGTAAATCCAGTAACGGCCTTTGGCTCCAGGAAGTTGTCCTGTGCTGAAGACTTAATACCGTATTTCTTGTTTGCCATTTTTATCTCCTATTTTTTTAATCTAATTAAGCTGAAAGGTCTCCGACAAGTACCCAAGTATCTGTCGCTCTCTTGATTAGTGTTGCAGATGACCACTGTGCACGAAGCTTTAATCCTGGAGTTGCATTAATTGTTACTCCAGATGCTGCTGCTACGTCTACTGCACCTGCTCCCACTCTTAAAATATCCAATGAAGTTCCTACTGGATACGCTACTGTAGCATTTGTTGGAACTGTCAATGTTGTTGCTGAAGCTGAGTTCATTTCAATCATTGAATCACGTTCTGTAAGTGCTGCAAGTGTATAGCTTGCTGTCTTTTGTGAAATTGCTGTACGTGATGGAACGCCTTCTTTTGTTTGTGTACCATCTGAATACTGTACACCATTAGCTGACAAGTTTGCTGTTCCAGTAACTGTTAGGTTTACTGCAGTTGCAGTTCCTGTAAGTGCTGGTGAAGCAAGTGGTGCCTTTGCTGCAAGTGAGTTTGTAATTGTTGTTGAGAATGATGCATCGTTTCCAAGAGCAGTTGCCAACTCATTAAGAGTATCAAGTGCTGCTGGTGCTGATGCTACAAGGTTTGAAACTGCTGTTCCTACGAATGCTGTTGTTGCAACCTGTGTAGTTGCTGTTCCAGCTGATGCTGTAGGTGCTGTTGGAACACCTGTAAGTGCTGGTGAAGCAAGTGGTGCTTTAAGGTCAAGTGCTGTTTGTGTAGCAGTTGAAACTGGCTTTGCTGTATCTGCTGTGTTATCAACATTTCCAAGACCTACCATAGACTTTGTAATACCTGATACTGTACCTGTGAATGTAGGTGAAGCAAGTGGAGCCTTAAGTGCTAAAGCTGTATTTACAGTTGCTGTTAACGCTAATGCTGAAGTATCTGCAATTCCGTGAACGTTTGTTGTTGCTGAGCTGTGTGTTGATACCTTAGTATCAGCTGCTGTTCCAGCTGCTGTGATTGCTTCTGACTTAGCATTATTTGCTTTAGTAGTAGCATCTGCTGCTGCAGTTGTAACTGCTCCATTAGCCTTAGTAGTGGCATCTGCTGCTGCAGTTGTAAGAGCTGTTGTAATTGCTGCATCACGAGATGCAACTGTAGAAATGACTGTCTGATCAATGCTTAATGTAAGTAAATTGCCAGCATCATCATAAACTCTTCCAAGTCCGTTTCCTGCTGTTACCTGGATAAGTCCTGCAGCTACATCCTGAATTACTTCAGTTGCATTGTTAATTGCAAGATAGTTGCTTGTTGCATTGCTTTGTGTTAAATATGTGCTTGCTGCATCTGTCTTTGAAAGATATGCTGCATCATTTAATGCTGTTGTTGAGTATACAGATAAATCTGTTGTCTTTACGTATCCCTGAATTGCTGCTCCAGCTGGAATTGTTACTGTTCCAGTAAAGGTTGGTGAAGCGATTGGTGCCTTAGTAGCAAGAGCTGTAGTTACTGTTGTTGCATAATTTGCATCGTTTGCAATTGCTGTAGCAAGTTCATTAATTGTATCAAGTGCTGCTGGAGCTCCATTAACAAGTGTCTGAAGGGATGCATCTACGTATGTGCGTGTAGCAATTGAATTTCCTACTGCAATTTCTCCTGTAGATGAGTTATAGTTAATTCCTGTTCCGCTTGAGAGCTTGTCTCTAACTGAAGCATTTGAAATCTGTATTGCTGGAACTGTTGCATTTGCATCAAGGCTTGCAACACCAAATGCAACACCCTTATCTGCTTCTGGAACATAGGTTCCGTCTACTGAGCTTGATAGTCCTGCAACTGCTGCATCAACATATGACTTAGTTGCAACAACTGATGAGTCAACGCTAATTGTTATTGTATTAGCACCGTCATTGTATGTCTTTGTAAGTCCTGAACCCATTGTAAGGGCAGTATTGATTGCATCCTGGGAGATTTCTCCAATTGCTGCTGAGTCTGATGCTGCATAAGCAAGTGTATTCCACGCTCCTGTGCCGTTACCAAACTTAAATTTATTTGTATCTGTTTCTACACCCATTTCACCTGCGGCTAATATTGGGTTTACTGAGGTCCAGTCTGCTGCGACGCCTCTTCTTACTTGAATTCTTACTGTTGACATTTATGCCACCCCTTATTTTATATTATTTGTAAAGTATACCATTTATCCAATTACAATTATGCGTTAATTGTGCTTGAATCAAATGATAGGTCGAACGATGTTGAACCTGGGGTTCCGCCGTCAGCGAATTTAGTTGCTGTTGTTACAACCCCGTTTGCTTGAACTGTATAAACTGGATTACCGTCATAATCTACGGCTAATCCGATATCCATAAAGCTTATTGCTCCAGATGTATCTACTACATCTGTTGTGTGTGCCAAAGAAACCCAAGTTCCATTGATCTGAACTTGTAGTCTACCTGATGCTTCGTCGAATGCTATTGGGGCGGTGCCTAATACGATATTAGAATCAAACGTAGCTGTTCCAGCCACATTTAATCCATTCTTTACTTTAAAATTTTTATTTACTGTTGCCATTTAAGTTCACTTATCCCCTAATTGTTTTGGTGGGGGATTTTTAAGGAATCCCCCAAAACCTTTATTTAATTATTTAATTGCGTTTAATATTACTGTTGCTGATACTGTGTATCCGTTAAGTGGTGCTACCCAAATATTGGTGAATCCAGTTGATGATTTATATTCTGCGTTTACATCTGCAAGTGAGCCGTTTGAGGTAACAATTGCATACTCTGTAAGAGCAACATTATTAGCAGAATCTAATGTTATTAGAATTTCAGAAACTTGTGTGTGAGATCCGTTACTAACTTTGACTGTTGCTTTTCCTGTTTTGTATATCGCTGAATCAAACCCAGTAACAATGCTTGCTCCTTGAATATTTGTGAGCTGTGCTGCAGATTGTCTAGACACATCGCTAATATTTACTGCTGTAAATGCTGTTGTGCCATTTTGCTGAGCTGTATTAGCAGCTGCTGCTGTTGCTTCTGCTGCTGATTGAGCAGCATTTGCCTTTGATGTAGCATCTGATGCAGCTGCAGAAATTGCTTCTGATTTAGCTGTTGCAATTGCTGTATTTCTTGCTGTAGCCTCTGAAGCAACCTTTGAGGTAGCATCTGAAGCAGCTGTTGAAACTGCAGTTGCAATTGCTGTTGTAACATCAGCTGAATTAGCCTTTGTTCCAAGTGCAGTTGTAATAGTTGTTGTGTAATTAGCGTCATCGTTGATTGCTGCTGCTAATTCATTTAATGTATTAAGAAGTGCTGGTGCACCGTCTACTAATGAATCTACTGCAGTTGCAATTGCTGTATTACGGTTTGAAACTTCTGTTGAGATTGCAGTTGAAAGAGCTGCTGCTGCTGTTGCTTCTGCCCCAGCCTTAGCTGCGTTAGCCTTGGTTGTTGCGTCAGCTGCTGCTGCAGAAATTGCTGCTGCCTGTGCTGCGTTAGCCTTGGTTGTTGCGTCAGCTGCTGCAGTTGAAACTGAAGCTGCGTCGCCTGATACTCTAAGTGCTGCTTCTGCTGCCACCTTAGTTGTAGCATCTGTAGCTGCTGCAGAAATTGCAGATGATGCTGCTGCATTAGCCTTAGATGTTGCATCTGCTGATGCTGTAGCTTCTGCTGCTGCCTGTGCTGCTGATGCTGCACCTGCTGCATCAAATACGCCAGACTTTACGGATAGCTTACCAGCACCGTTAACTTCAAGCTGTGTAGATTCTACAGATTTTACTAGAGTCGCTCCACCAACAAGGTTGAGGATGTAACTGTTTGATCCTGTTTCTGTAAGGATATTTTGGCCGTTGATTGTACCTGTTGTACCTTCAACAATGAGGCCAGATTTAATTCTAAAGTTTTTTACTACTGTTGCCATTTATATGACTCCTCTTACTGCTTTTTTTTATTACGCCTTGATTGAAGTTCTATAATATCTAACTGATATAGATCCACTCACAGGGGTGACTCTTAAACTAATTATACCTGAATTTTCTTCAAATGTATAAGTAAAAATATTTGTGTTAGTGCTTGAAACGATGTTTGATTCGCTTACAAGAATATCAGAACCTGAGTAGGTTGCTGTTATTTCTGATGTGTATACATCTGCACCTTTTGTAACTTGAATGCGGTAGTTAACTGTCTTCCAGTCTGCCTTCGCAAAAGAATCTAAAGTTGTTGGATTTTCAATCCCATACACTACGAGGTCATTATTTCCTTCTAGACCAAGTTGGGTTGAAATAGCATCTGAAGAGTTAGAAATTCCAGATACTGTTGATTGGAGCTCGTTTACTTTGTATGTTAAAGAATTTGCATCTGTTGAACCTGTTACGCCAACGACATTCTCTAATGCTTCGATTGCATCATTAGCATTAGCGTGTTGTGCTGCGTGTCCTACTAGCTCATCATTTGCCGCTGGATTAGCAAGGTTATCCTTGCTTGTTGGAAAAGTTGTTGCCATTTATTAAAGCCTCCTGGCGGTATTGCATGTTATCTAATTATATCTTATATATGTTTTTAAGACGGGTAATAACCAGAAGGAAGGCCTTTGATTACCCTATCATCTAGTATACCAGTAGAAAAATGAATTCCAGAGTAATTTTCAAAATCTTCAAGTGTTCTTTCGGTAAACAATCCGTCTTCTATACTTATTTTGTTATGAACTATCATTTGCTGAAAATGAGATCTTGACTCATTATGTTTTGGATAAAAGGTATCAGGGCTATCATCCCAAATAAGCTTTCTGTCTGGCCTTCCATATCTATGGTATACAAATACCTTTTCTGGTGTAACCAAATTATATCCTGCTGTAAAAAATCTAAGTGCCATCATTGGTTCTTCTTCTGTAAATGCTATTTTATCAACAAATGGAACTGATTCTATAACTTCTTTTTCTGTAAAGAAAAAATGTCCAGATAGGTAGGGGCTTAATACATTTGTTTCTGGCTCTGTGTATTGCGGCGTAAATTGTGGTATAAGTGTATTTTTAAAATGATTTATATTTGATTCTGACATAAAAAAAGTTGGATTTTTTTTAGTTTCTGGTATTTGATCATTTCCATTTTCATCTACGTCATAAGGAGGAACATAAGCAGTAAAAACTAATTGATCAAAATCATTCTTGGCATAGTTATATGCTTTAATTATTTCTGAATCCCAATTTTTAATAGACCTCATGTGAGAATCCATATTTAAATAATATTCTTGGCCTTGATAAAATTTATGAGAATTTTTTCTAGCTGGTTGACATCCAATAATAGATCCTGGGATTAAACAGTCAACTGAAATATTATTTCTTTTAGATCCTTCTATTTTATTATATTCAACATTATCATCTTGTAAGGTTATACCAAAATAAATTCTTTTTGGAAATTCTGCATTGCTAATAAAATTGTCTACTGTTGTCCATATTTCAGGATCTTTATATGAAGGTATATTGATAAATATCTTTGCATTATTGTCTATCATAAGTTCTTCCATTTTTTCTAATGCTACTGGCTCTGCCGCTCCCCATTTATGAATTGGACATTCTGCTGCTTGTAGCTTTGTTTTAAATTTCATAAAGCAACCACATTTTTTACATTGTTTTGTCAAACCAATAAACTCGGGACAAGATTTACATATAGAATACCTATCTGCGGATTCTTTTGGGGTTGCATATTGGCTATTAGGATTTAATAAATCCCAAGGTTTTACTGACATCTATAAATAATACCATTTCTACTTGTTATGCACAAGCATGCCATTTACAAAGAACCAGTCTTGTGGTTCGCAAGAGAATTGATAAACATTTACAGTTTGATCAACTAAGAATTCTATTTTTTCTACTAATGTTTCTAAAATTTGACCTTGAGAATTAGCGCTAATTAGTGATTCTCCTATTTCAACATAATATGCTTCTTTAATTTTATATTCTCCCAATGGGGTTTTAACAAATACTGGCTGTGTGTATGTCATTCTTGTTTCAGCATTTTCGTTAAAGTATAAAATGTCAGATTCTTGAGTTTCAATAATATCAGTAATTGTAGTTTCTACAAATTCCCCTACAGAAAAATCAGAAGAAGACCATGTTGAGAATTGATAAGAGTCTGGAGTTGAAGGATCAATTTGATCAATAACTATAGATTTAATCTTGTCTCCAACCTGCAAGAACTTGGCTGGTACTTGACCATCCATAGTGTCTACAAGTGTGTTCTCTTCTACGCAAGGAGGTCCAAACCAAGGGATATATATGAAGCTTGGAGGGCTAAAGAACCCGGGAGGTGAGAAGAACCCTGGAGGGCTAAAGAACCCTGGAGGCGCAAAGAACCCTGGAGGGGAGAAGAACCCTGGAGGCGCAAAGAAACTTGGTGGAGCAAAAGTTAATGCACCACCGCAACATTGCCATCCTGTTGGTACGCTATAAGTTGATGAGTTACCTAAATACGAATATCCTAATTCTGAACATGTATAAGATGTTGGGTTTGTATAAGTTCCTGGACAAGTTTGTTTTGTTGGTGCAGGTGTTGGTGTAGGGGTTGGTGTAGGGGTTGCAGTTGGGGTTGGAGTAGCTGTTGGCCCTGGAGTAGGAGTTGGAGTTGGAGTAGGAGTTGGAGTAGGGGTTGGTGTTGCAAGTGCTCCTCCACAGCAAGACCATCCTGCTGGTACGCTATAAACATCTGAACCTCCCAACCTGACATAACCTAATTCCGCACAGGTATAAGATGTTGGGTTTGTATAAGTTCCTGGACAAGTTTGTTTTGGTGTTGGCGTTGGTGTTGGCGTTGGTGTTGGCGTAGGTGTTGGCGTAGGTGTTGGCGTTGGTGTTGGTGTAGGGGTTGGTGTTGCAACAATATTTGGATCACATGCTGCATTTCCTGCAGCTATAAGTGCAGCTGAATAAGTTGTTCTATAAACAGTTTTTCTTCTATATGTACCAGTAGTATCGTAGGTGTCTGATGGAATTCCAGTTGTGTTACTTAATGGACCAGAAGCATTTGGAGATTCTCCATAGTTTCCGCTAAATGGATTACATGTTGATGTGCCAGTATAATAAACATAAGTTGTTGGGGTGGCTGTTGGGGTTGGTGTTGGAGTAATTGTTAAATCGCAATTAGAATTTCCAGCATAGTAGAGTGCTTCTGCATAAGTTGTTCTATAAACTGTTTTATTAAGATATACTCCGTCAAGAATGCTTGTATCTGTAGGAAGGGTATTTCCTTGTGCTACAAATGGTCCAGTTACAGATGGATTTGATCTATAAAGTCCGCTTGGACCACTGCATGAAGATGTACCAATGTAATATGAAACTCCAGGATTTGTAGTAAATTGTGCTGTATTAGAAGTCCATGAAGTTTCTGTAAATCTATCTGCAGTTCCTGTAACTACAACTTTATATCTATAAGTTTCTCCTGCAGTTAAAAATGTTAAAGGAATTGTTGTTTGTGTAGTTCCAGACCCAGCTGGGATGGATGATCCGTCTGGGTTAACCCAATAAATTTCCCAAGCTGTTTGTGTTAAATTGGAATTAGCCCATGTTAATGTTGCTGTTGTTTGCAATATGTCAGAAACTGATATTGAAACAGAAGGCTTAAAAGGCTTCATGTCTGGTATAACATATTCTTTAAATGTTGGGCTTTCAAGTGGAGTGTTATACAAAGATTGCGTATACGGATTATTTGTATTCTGAGAAGTAATATAAACAGTTAGTTGGCCATCTGCAGAACCTGTATCAATTGAAGTTGTATCATAGGCAGTTCCATCATTTACTGTAGTAACATCTTTTTGATTCTGTACCCCTGGTCCAACCCAGTATACTCTGTACTGGTCAGCACCCATTGGCTTAACCCATCTTAAATTAATTCGACCATTTTGAGTTAATGTATGATCTACATAAAATACATTTTGTGGTCTAACAACTTGATTTTGATCATCTGTTGAAATTGAATCTACTCCATTTGTATAAATAGAAATTAAATTATTTCCATTTACATATATTGGATCTGATTCTCCAAATTCATTAATAGCAACTATCTTACATCTTAAAACATAACCTATCATTTGCTTATCAATATAAGAAGAGTTTTGGTTGTCTCCAAATGTTACCCAAGATGATTCTGTGTGTGATCCGCTTAATGCAAATGGGGCTTTTTGCCATGTATATGTAAATGAAGTTGGTGAGTTTTCCCAAACACCTGCTGTGATTGACACATATTGTCCAGCCTGTCTATTATTATTTTGCCATCCAAATATAGGGGCTTCTGTATTTTTTGGTACTGAAGCTCCAAATTTTTTCCATTGGGTTCCATCATAAATATAAGATGCTTTTGAATCTTTCCAGGCAGAGCCATCGAAGATTGATATTTTTTTGAAAGGTTTCCATTGGGAACCATCAAAAATGTTTAGTGGCATCCTATGTCCCCTTTAGTATTGTATGTAAATATCTCCAGCAGCTGGTGAAGATATTGAAGAATATCCTGTAGCTGAAGAGCCATATGCAATTTTGTTTCCTGCTGTATTTGATCCTGCATTATGATATCCATAAGTTTTTGCATTATCTAAAGTTGCATATGTTGTTGCTGCAAGTGTTTTTGTTAAATATAAAGTTAAATCAATATCTTCCCAAGAAGCATTTATTCCATCTGTTTTTAAATATTTGTTAGAATATCCCATTTGACTTGGAAGCGCTGTATCTAATCCAGTTACGGTTGCTCCAGAAAAATCTACAGCCCCTGTAAAAGTTGGTGATGCTAGCGGAGCCTTAAGGTCTAAAGCTGTTTGTGTTAATGTTGATATAGGTTTATTTAAATCTGTAGTGTTATCTACATTTCCTAAACCAACCATAGTTTTTGTAATACCAGAAACTGTTCCAGTAAACGTTGGGGATGCAAGTGGAGCTTTTAGTGCAATTGATGTTGTTAAGGCTCCAACGGCTGTTTGATTTGATTGTAAAGCTGTTGCAATTTCTCCAAGTGTGTCTAATGTTCCTGGAGCTGAATTAATTAAATTATTTATTGCTCCTGATATTGCTGAATTTCTATTTGTTACCTCTGTAGATACTGCTGTATTTATTGATGAGGTTACATCCGATGCTCTTGCAATAGAGGCTGGTATTACTGCAACATCTAATTTGGCTGATGCATCTAAACCTGCATATCCAAAAGCAGAATCTCTTCCACTTTCTAATACATATTGGTCTAAAGAGTTTTGTAATCCTGTTTGAAGAACATATCTTGTATCTGCATTTGATTTTTTAACATAAGTAGAATCAATTGATGCTGATAAATCATCAATATTGCCATTTAATGCAATCAAAACATTTGTTATGTTTGGAGAAACGGCTGCAATAGCTTTTGCATCTGAATAATAAAGGTTATTAGACCCTTCTGCTAAATCATCTGTTGTTTTTGAGCTAAAGCTTGCTGATCCGCCACCAGATGCTGCAATTGCTGCATTTCTGTTTGTTACTTCTGTAGCTATAGCAGCATTGATTGCAATGCCTCTATTTGTAGCTTCTGCAGCGACTGCTGATGTAATTGCTGAATTTCTATTTGTTACTTCAGTAGAAATTTTTGAATCTGTATAATTATTAGCAGCTGATGTTGCAGATGCTATTGCAGTTAAATCTTTGCTTTCTGCTGCTGCAATTGCATTTTGTTGTGCAGCTGTTGCTTTATTAGTTGCATCTGTAGTTGAAATTGTAACTGCTTGACTTTTTGCTGTTTCAATTGCTGCATTTCTAGCAGAAACTTCTGCTGCAATTTGTGATGCTACTGCTGCAACTGCTCTTGCATCTGTAAAATAAAGGTTTGTTCCTTCTGCAATTGATGAAGTTGTCATTGAGGCAAAAGCTGCATTAATATCTGCTGTGATAGAAAGAGCGGTTGGAAGCTGTGATGTAGGAATTTTTCCTTCTGAATTTAAAGTAGCAAGTCCGTTGGCTTCTCCAGCTTTAAAGGCATAGGATGTAGTCTGATTCCATCTCTGTCCATTTCCAATTTTAAATTTTAAAGTATCTGTTTCAATTCCAATTTCACCACTTAGTAAAGTTGGATTTACTGAAGTCCAATTGGCTGCTGTATCTCTTCTTAGCTGAATTCTTACTGACATTTTATGCTCCTCCTGCATCTACTGTATTGCTAAAATTAGTATCTGCATTTCCACTATTATTTATTGTATCATTATTATCTGGCCAATACAAAGAATCTGGTTGACCTGCATCAAATAAAGTTAAAGATTCCCAGCTAGCTTCTGTTGTATTAGAAGTTGGGCTTCCCCCATCAACACCAACTACCTGCGGCAATGTAATTGCGGGAGATGCAACTTCATTATAGTCTACAAATGTAATTGGATTTTGTATATCGATAGTATGGACATCGCCATCATAAGTATGGGTATGTCTATAAAATGGAGTAGGATCATTGCTTGGTGGAGTTAACTCAACCCATTCTTCGCCATTATAAATTCTTAAGTTTTTGCTTAATATATTAAAGTAAACATCTCCAGCGGATGCGTTTGCTGGATCTGACGCTACTGTAAGTAAGTTAAGGGCAACTTTCATTTGGCGAGACATTTATTATCCTACAATTACTACTTTATATTCTCCAGCTGCAGGCGCAATTGCAAAATCTACTGTAACAACATTTGAACTTGTTCTTTTTACATCTGCTTCAACTTGACTAAATGGTGAGGCCGCTTCAAAAATTTGAACTGTTACGTCTGTTGTACCTAAATTATGAGTAATTGCATAAGATGTTGCTGATGCACCTAGTGTTTCTGCATATTTTCTGGCAATTGCATGGTAGTTTGTTCCATCATTGGTAAGTGTCCACTTATCTGATGTTTCATTCCATAGTATCTCTGTATCTGTTAATGTTCCTCGTTCTACAACAATTCCTGCATCTGTTGTAGGGGTTCCTGCAAATCCACTGTTAAGCTTTACTTTGTTATCTTCAATATTAATCTGTGTTGTATTTACAGAATTAACAGTTCCAATAACATTTAAGTTTCCACCAACTTGTAAGTTACCAGTAATCTCTACGTTATCTGGCAAACCAATAGTTACAGCTGCATTATGTCCGCTATTTGGTGAAACTGTAACTTCATTAGCTGTTCCAACAATAGTTGCTACATAGTCACCTGTTGTTTGTGAATCTAGGGGAATAACTAAATTAGCTTCACTTGCTCCAGTTAAACGACCTTGCTGATCAACAGTGAATGTTGGTACTTTTGTAATTGAGCCATATGTTCCAGCTGTTACTGCGGTATCATTTAATTTTAATGTATGTGTTCCTGCTGCATCACTGTATGTTGCAGTTAATCCTGTTCCGCCAACAACTGTGGAGCCAATTAAATCTTGAATTACTTCTTGTGAGCCAGAGGTTGGTGTCCACTCTGTTCCATTTTAGAAGTACAATACATGTGTGCCAGTATCAAAGTAGATTTGACCAGCGACTGGTGATGAAGGGGCAGACCCTAAATTTTGAATTCTAGCATTGAGCAACTCATTCTTGTTGAGGTCAATACTAACTAAAAACTTTTTTGCCATTTTCTTTCTCCCTTATGACAGATGTGCTGTCCCTGAAAACGGTTGCGCCATAGTCAGTGTTATTTGATTAATACTATTATAGTCTATTCCTGTTTCTAGGATATCCCCTGCGCTTGACTTAACAGTTACATTGGGGTGGAACCCAAGATTATGATTAATAGCTACGGAATATATTCCTTGAACTGGTCCAGTAATTTGCGCCATTTCCCAGCTATAGCTTAAAGAGATTTGTTTGTCTAATACAAAGCTGCTATTTATATCCCAGCTATTTGTTTGATCGTTTTTAGGGCCCCAAAATCTTGTTGTTTCTGTATCAAAATAAAAATCTCCAGGTACGCCTAGGGTATTAGCTGGATTTCCTTCTCCACTTATAATTGTTCTGCCTGGGGCACCGCTTGATCTAACTACAACAAGTGGTTTATTCTCGGTTACTATTAAGCGTGTTGCCATTATACTGTCACCGACCTACTTAAGGTCATATACCCTTCTAACAATCTTGTTTTATTAACACTTGGGTCAATTAAAATTAGATCGTATGCAGATTTTGGATAAAACATTTTATTTGTTCTATCTGCAGAAATGGAAATCTTTAGTTTTCCTTCTGTTGGGCTAATAACAATACCATCATTTTCTGTCAGTGTAAATGCTAGCTTTTTGCCGCCCTGGGTATCTCTAACCTGAAGTTTAGCAGTATGGTGGTTTAATTGTATGGGTGTCTGATCTTCATCTAAATACTGTACTTCAAATGTAAAAGTAGTATTTTGATCAACTTCAAAATTTTTTTGCGCTGCCACATTTACCCCTAAATTAGAAAAGCCCTTATGCCAATTTTAGCATAAGGACGTTCCTAATCAACTATAACTTTAGGGGTTAGTTTTTGCCACTAATTGTAAATCCAAAGCTCTTATCATTTGGATTTAGGGCCTTCAAAATAACGGGCGCAATTGCTGCGATTCCACCTAATAGAAGGTCTTTAGGATTTGTATTTCCTGTCATGTAAAGTGCAAGTACTGCGGATAGAAATGCTCTTCCGTAGCTTGATAATGCTGAAAGAATTTGCTCCTGCATTGTTACCTTTCCATCTTTGTTTAAATCTGCTTTTGCAAATTTAGCCATTTTGTCATCTCCTTGTGGGCAAGGTGCCCAGGAATTTTGGTTTTACCCAATACTATAATTCTACCATTAAGCAGAAATATCTACAAGCTCACAATTTCCATCTGAGCTACAAGCAAGCGTAGCTGTTGGCGAAGTTCCGTCTTCTGTCTCATAAAAAGAAAGATCTTCCCATCGAATATTTGTTGGCATCTTTGCAACAAGAGCATCATATTCTTCTTTTCCTACTTCTTGGTAAGGAGCCTGCTTATATGTGTGATCTGAATGTGGGAGGAATGAAATTCCAGAAACCTCGTCAAAGTTTTTATAGACCCAAGCTCCAACTTCCATCCATTCATCTTCTTTTACAGAAACTGTAATTGAAGGTTTATGCTCACACCATGCACGTTGATAAACAAGCCAGATATTTAAATGATCAATTGCTGTAAGATCATTTCTTACAATTGCACCCTCTGGTGCTTTAACTGGAAATGAAAATACATATGTATCGTTTGGCTTCATTACGTCATCTTCTACTGGAATTCCAACTTCCTTTAAAAATGTAGAAATTGGATCGCCCTTTGATCCACGAACTGTACGAATGTAATATTGTGAATGCCAAGGGTGCATTCCTGAAGATACACCAACCAGCTGAGAGACTGTTCCAGACGGCTTTACACATGTAATAGCTGCAGACTCAGGAATTCCAATCTTTCCAGCCTCTTCTTTATTTACTTCTCTTGCTCTGTCACGCATTGACATTAAAAATGCTTCAAGAGCAATAATGTCTTCTTTGCCTGACATAAACCTATGCCCAAATTGTCCAGTTAAGGAAACGCCAAGCAGTCTTTCTTCTTCTGTATTATCTTTCCAAATCTTTCGTAAGTATTTAAAATCTGTTAATGTTGATTGCCATGTCCCAAGAATTGTAGCAAGCTCAACTTTGCGTTGAATATCTTTCTTTGTGTCCTTTTCACGTAATACGACTTCTGAAAGATTACAAAACTGATAAGGACGTAAAATAATTTCTGAACATGGGTTTGTTCCATAATGGATCTCAGGATCTCTACGACCAAATTTAGCTGCTTGCGCTTGCGCTGCTGCGACATTATAGATTCCACGTTCACCAGACTTTGAGTCATATAAAGATTTCCATTCTGCAATAAATTGTTCCATCTCTGGTTTGCGTGAATATGCAACAGAGTTATTTGATAAAGCTCTTTGTGGACTATTCTCCCACCAATTTCCAGCTTTTGCTTGCGCCATTTCAATGTCATTAATATTAGACAAAGAAATCATTGCTGAACGCCGAACTCCTCCAACAACAACAACTTCGCCAATCTTACACATAATATCGTGACATTCAATTGGCTTAAGATTTCTTCCTGCTGAATTTTTAAACTTTGCAATAGTAAAATCAAAAAGATTAATAAGTGGCTGTGGGCCAGATGATCTTCCGCCCATTGTTTTTAGACGTGCACCTGCGGGCCTTACTTTAGAAACATCAATTGCTGGAATATGACCAGTCCATAGCAAAGCAAGTAATTCACGATATGCTTTTGCCCAACCTTGTTTTGAATCTTCTACAACAATTACTGTGTCTGACTTTTCAAGTTTTTCTGGGACGGCAGGAAGTTTGTTAATATACTTGTATTCAACAGAGAATCCAACACCAGTCCCACACATTAACACATACATAGTTTCATCAAATGATCTTGGAGAATCTACTGGAAGAAAGCACAGTTATATCCAGCTACATTGTCTCTTTCTAATGCTGCACCAGATGTCATAACAGATCTCATTGATGGCATTACATTTCTTTCAAAAACAAACTCTTTTAATTCCGCAACTAGCTTTTCATTTGGAATATAATTATGATTTGTTTTTAAATGATTAGTCATAAAAGAAAAATATCTATCTACTGTTTCTCCCCAAGTTTCTCTTCTTCCTTCTGCTTCTACCCATTTTGCATATCTAGATAAAGCAATAAAGTTTTCGTAAGGATTTTCAATAGTTTGTGACATTTATTATACGACCTTTTCTCCGCCTTGCGGTGTAATTTTTAGATGAAGTCCTAGTGTATCAAACTTTTATTTAGCGGTCTAGGGGTGAAAAAAATTTTATATATCTCAAATAATGATACATTGTTTTAGTTAACTAGGTTGACATTGCTTATATATTAATGTTATGATTATAGTTCGTTATCTCTATAGGAGGAAATGCCAATGGAGAATATAAAACAACAGTTTAGCGATTTGGTTCGTGACTGGACAATAATAACAGTGACAACACTGTTTTTGTTTTCTAGTAACCCAGCAAATGCTTTGACTGTAAAACCTTTAGTGAAAACTGAAGCCCAATTAAAGCAAGAAGTCTTAGATCAGTTCAGTAATGCAAATTACAGTTCATCTGAGATGCTTACAGATCAAGAGTTGTTAACACTTCTGGAGACTGTAGGATTCGAAGGAGTAGGCCTTAAGAAAGCTTGGTCCATAGCAAAGCGTGAATCTAATGGAAGACCGCTTGCATATAACGGGAATAGGAAAACAGGGGACAGTTCTTATGGACTGTTTCAGATTAACATGATTGGAAATCTTGGTCCTGAAAGACTTGAGAAATTTGATCTACAGAGTAACAAAGAGTTATTCGACCCAGTAACAAACGCAGAGATAACGTACTATATGACCGATGGCGGCAGTGATTGGTCAAGCTGGAAGGGTATGACCCCTAAAGCTAAGGAATTTTTATTAAAATTTCCGACAAAATAAAGGAGATGGGATGAAGATACAATATGTATCAACTTACATCTCCATGTCAGAAGAAGGATTGGTTGAAAAGCTTTTATGCCCAGTAGACCAATCCCTTCTTTTTTGTAATCAAGATTTAGAAGACAACATATCTTTATATTGCTTAGAGTGTGAATATAAAAAAAATATTGGTTTGTCTACTTATCAAAACATAGTAAAACTTGTTGAGGAAAATATAAATGTGCAATAAGCAATATTGTGAATGCAATAAAGAATCTGCTAATATACCTATTACTGATTCTATGGGTAGAGAGATCTTTTGGTTAGATGCAGGAAGACCTGAATAAAGAAGTTTCAAGTAATCTTGAAGATAATTTGCCCATGGTAAATTATATTATGCTACACAGAATGTATGACCTTCTTACCTTAATTTCAAATAAAATTGTAGGTAGTGAAGATACTCAAAAAATGATAGAATATCATGAGGCGGGTTACCTTTTGGGGCCAGCGCCTTCATTTACACCAGGTGAGGAAGAATAAAATGGAAAAAGAAAAAGTAGTTCTACTAATGCTAGAAAAATTAAATAATGACACAAGATTTGCTGGAGTTTCTTCAGGAGCAGATATTGCAGATGTTGAGCAGCAAATTATTAAAAATCAGCCATTTTTACAATGGCAAATGGGAAATATGTATGACCTTCTTGTAGAAAAGGGCGTCATAACTCCTTGACATTATTTAAATAATACTTTATACTTTTAAAGTATTGGTCGAGTTTTGCTCCCAGTATATAAAGCCCCTTTCGGATCCGCCTCTGAATGGGGCTTTATTATTTAAGTGGTATAATTATATTATTATGGCTAGAGATCATTTTTCAAAAGCAATGCATAGCCCTTATTTTTCATCACCTGGCTATGGTGATACACCCAGCGGAAAAGCAGATAAAAAGATAGAAGAAAATCTGAATAAAATAAAAGGATTTTTTAAACGTATAGTTAGGAAAAAATAATGTTTATAGATAATAAAAATTTTGAGCAGGTTGCTGATCAAATTTGGGTTTGGCGTAATTTTGTAACAGAAGAAGAAAATAATCAAATCATGAATCTTATGAAAGCTCATGAAAGTAGATTTGACAAAAAAGAAGAAGCTTTTAAATTTGAAGATCAAGCAATAGACTGGTATAAAGATAAAACTGGACCATTAATGATTGAGCTAAAACCTATATGGGACAGAATTTCATTAGCACTTTACCCAGAACATTACATTCATCCACAACTATTTGTAAATGTAATGCGTCCAGGGGATGAGGGTATGTTTGTACATGCCGATAGCCCAGGAATGAACATGGAGCATAATTTAACTCAACTTGATAGATGGTCTACCTGCTGCAGACTAAGCCATGGTATAGTGACATATTTTGGAGATTACACTGACGGACAAATTTTTTATCCCAATATTGAAAAAGACGGCACAGTAAAACAAAGACCTGGGGATTTTGAAGATTGTCTTGAAATAGATGTAAGACCTAGAGATTTAGCAATTCATGGTGCCGTTCACCCTTGGGAGCACGGAGTAAGAAAGATTACATCTGGTACAAGATATGCCTATTCAAACTTTTGCATGGAAAAAGAGCATGCGCCTGGAACATATGAATTATTTAATCCAGAGAAGCATTTAAACATGACTGATCGTGAAGAAATAATAAGCTGGGTTGGAACAGTATATCCAGAAACTACTTTCTGCAAAAAGAAATGTATATGTGGACAATCAGCAGACTTTCCATATTGCGATAACACACATAAAGTAATTAATGCAAAAAATGCTGGTATCGATAAATAATTTTTTATCTAAAGAAGAAATTGAATCTTTTTTAAATAAAAAAACTTCTATTGATTTAATAGTAGATAAAGCTTCTAGCATAATATCTAAATGTAATAATGCTAAAGTTTATACACAATGGGTTGAATTTCTAACTATGAAGCCTGGATCATTTAATTCTTTACATACAGACATAGATAATGATGAAGAAAATCTAATATCTGCAATACTTTATTTAAATAATGATTACAATGGTGGAGAATTTATTTTTCAAAACATAAAAGTTAAACCAAATTCTGGTCAACTACTTTTTTTTAATAGTAATAAGAACACCCCTCATGAGGTAACAGAAGTTTTGGGCGCTGATAGATTATCTATATCAATGTTTTTTAGTTATGATGAAACAAGATCAAAATACAAGTATCTATCTAAAACAATCTCTAATACATACAAAAGGGACAAAAGACCTATATAGTGCAAAAGTGAAAAAATTGAAGTGCGGCGGCGGTAGAAGAACCAATTTTATTATTTAGCATCATACAGGGGATTATTACTATATTCGTAGATAAGATCCATTAACAACTTACACTCTGAATGGCTTTCTAAGTACCATATGTCACATACCCCTGACTCTGCATTCAAACATGTCTCTAATCGGCTCTGAAGCCCTTTTATGACCCATTCTAGCGAACACCGTGCAATGAACTTGTCAGCTTGATAATAATTGCACTCTTCATATCGACGATCTAGCAAATATCTCGCTAACTGGTCTGCTTTGTCCGAATTTACCGTATTATCCATATTGTACCAATTATATACCATGCAATGAGTATCCAAGATAGCCAGAGTATTGACCTATATAGTTTAGAATTCTTCATGATCTATATTTTCATTTAGGTCAAAATCAAAAATTTCTACAGTTCCCGCCCAATTTAAAAATTTAGACAATGCAACTCCTGAAAGGATTGCTATCGCAATGGTACTTACTAATGCATATAATTTCTTCATATATATCCTAGTCAACTGCTTTATTTAATATCATCCCAAAACGCAATGATAGCAATTATCATTGGTCCAAATATAATTGTTGCTTGAAGCCAATTCATATTGACCTCCTTTGTAGGGATACTGGGATTTGAACCCAGAGTCGTTTGTATATAAGACAAATGCTTTAACCAGATTAAGCTATATCCCCTAGGGATTAGCGTATTCGGTTCCCGCCGATTAATTTTTCAATGCAAGATACGCAAAAATTTTCAAGTACGCCTTTAGCGTTAATACGCTCTACATACTTTGAGTTTTCGCAAAAGTCACATTTCATAATATTATTATACCATAATCCTAGTCAACTGCTTTATTTCTGACTATGAATTTTTTATTTAATTTTTGTAAATTTGAGATTTCTTCTACTGAAGTATAAATATTAGCTTGATGAGTATGTGTAGCAAAACATTCTTTTCTAGAGATATCACGTTTTGCATTGATTTGATCTTGAGTCATAAACTCTATTTCTTTTTTATATGAATTAGGCATTGGAGACTCTACATACATTCTAATAAATACCTTCTCGCCATTTTTAGTCCCATATACTCCATGATAATGTAATGAAGAAAAGAACATAGCATCTCCAGCTTCAGGAAAATATTCTACTGGTTTATCTATTTCATAGTACTCTACGCCATTGTCTGTAACTTTTCTTTCTGCCGTTTCCATATTTATAAAAGATAATCCGCCACCTTCAAAATCATCATATGGGTAAACGTTTAATGTAAATGCATGTGGAGAAGATCCCCAAAATGGAGTTCTATCTATATGATATCCATTTATAAAACCATCATCTCCAAAGCTATCTGCGTAGTCTACTAATAATATATCTGCTGATCCCCAGCCATGAGAATCTTTTGCTTCTTCTTCGGTTGCTGGTATATTATAGTTTGGATCTATATCTAAAGACTTTAAATAATACATATCGAGATAATTATCTTTATAGTAATTTATACACTTAGTATATATATCTTTTAGCTCTTTTATAAGCTCACCAGGCTCATTATTTAAATCTCTAGTCTCGTATGGATCTAGCGTAGATTTGAATCCTGATATACCCCAATCCATCCAGTCTGTAAACAGCTCGTGTTTTTCTGTCTGAGATTTTTTTATAACGTTATAGGTATTTTTGGGATCCTTTAAAACATTTTTAAAAACAAGAACACCTTTAGTTAATTCAAAGCTATCAAACACTTTTTACCACACAAACTATCTGGTTATCGTTTCCACCGTTGCCAATTTCTTCTTTTGAATTATAAATTCTGCATTGCCATCCATATTTAGCAAATCCTTCTTTTTCTTTTTCTTTTAGTAGTAGGTCAAAATCTTCTGCAGACATAGAAGCCTTTGTATCAAACCATTCTTGTTTTGGAGCTGCTGTTAAAAATTGACGAACATAGAATTTATTTCCTACTACTGGAAGAACTGCATGATAAACATCTGTTCTAAATAGTAAACCATCCCCAGCTTCCATTTTATATCTTACTGGTGCATCAATCATTAGGCATTCTCTTTCAACGCCAGCATCGTCTTTGTAAGTTGATTTTTCTGCATCTTCGGTATTGATTATTAAAATATCTCCACCTTCGTAGTTGTCGTTAGTATAAATATTAAAATTAAATATATGTGGAGTTCCGCCAAACCAGGGTCTACGGTCTTGATGGTATTCCATTGATAGTGGTTTTTGAGGATCAGTATTTTCTGATTCAAGTATTACTACGTCAGCAGTAAAATAGCTTGGATGACGTCTCATATCTTCCATAGATGTTGGAATATTTGCATCTTCATCTATCAAGTTAAAATATTCAGGATTTAAATAGTTATCTTTGTAAATTTTCATTGCATCCCAAAAGATATTTAAAAATTCTTTAAGATGTTCCGCACCTTCAGATTCATCTTGCATATAACTAGGATCTTCAAATGGATGAGCTTTTGAATATTGACCCCATGGACGCCAGTCTTCCCAATTTCCAAACCACTTGTCACCATTGGATTTAGAGCGTATAATAAAATCCTGAGTTGCAGCTGGATCCTTTAATGTGTTTTTAAAAAGGATTACATCTTTGGTAAGTAGTATATGTTCCATGATTCCCTAACGCTAGAATATAATTATAGCATTGGTTGTATCACTTGATCTTAGGTCTTAGGTCTTACTATATATAATATATTTAATATTTATTGATTTACTGACCCCCCGACCCCCCTAGAAAAGTATAACATTTGTATTTTCGGTGTCAACCCTTTTCATATTTCAAAAAATGTTAATAAATTTTTAATTTGCACGATACACACATTTTAAAGAAACGGACATTTAGGATAGACCGCACATATTGAGCGTGATTACTTAGCCGATGTGGTGTATCTCACAAAGTATTTTTTCAAAATGTCCGAATTGTCGGTGTTGCGACTTGATAAATGTCAGTCCCCCTTGCTATGCTTAAGGTATAAAGAAAGTAAGAGAGACTTACTTAGAAAGGAGTTAGAGACTATGACTAACTCAATGTATGAAAGAGCGAGAGGCTTCGCCTCCGTATCCGACTATCCGAAGGGTATGATGAACCTCTGCCCTTGCGGTCAGGTAGTGTTAGCACCCTCTAACTATCACGAGGGCTTCCCTTGGTGGGATAACCCTAACCAATGTAAAGAGATGTGGGATAACTCACACTCTGCCTAACGGCGTGTCGCTTGATAATGTCAGCCCTATCCGCTACAATTCCATACATAACGAACTAACGAAAGAAGAAATAAATGTCATACGCATACAACACACGCACCAATAGCCTCTCTAAGTGGGACACTATTCAGGCAGATGTCGCAGACGCATACGCTTACCTAGATGAAGAGGTAGAGCAAGATGAAGATGAATTAGAAGATGAATTAACAGATGAGCAAGTAGACGCACTACTAGCAGAAATGGCAGAGGTAGCGTAATGGGTTACATAGAAATCTTTAGAATGAATGAAGAGGGTGCTGGCTGGGTAGACCTAGCAGACGCAACACCTAGCGAATTACTAGATATCGAAATCGGACTACTACAAGAGGGAGCAATCTAATGACTATCACCTACTCACTATGGCAAGGTAGCCAACTACTAAGCGTTAACAACAAGGCAAGCAAGCCCGAAGAAATCTTAGCGGTTATCGAAGAACTAAATAAACTAGGTAAAGGGTTTACCTTTAATGTAAGAGAAGTGGATACTAGTAAATGAATAGACTACTAACTAGCCTAGTGCAGATAGCTATTGGAATTCCCGCCCTCTATATGGGGCGCATAGTATTGCGTGAGATCGTTAGCGATTTTCGAGAGTGGAGTAAATCACACTAACGCTACGGCGTGTCGACTTGACAAATCGGCATGCCGCCCACATGGGTGTGGGGGCTGTGGATAACTTACGGCTATATGTGGATAACCCTGGAATTTTTGCAGCGACACGCCCGAGATCCGTGTGATATTAAACACATAACCCACGCTCCACATATTGAGACAAACCCTTGCAAAATTAACACTTTGTCAGTCCTATCCGCTATAATGTCTACTATAACTTCAACGAAAGGAAGCCAAATGAATCTCGATGAATTCAAGGCTCATGTGTTAGCGACACGACAAGCCTCAAAAGCGGAAGCCATGTCAGTGCTATCTGCTACAATGTCCGTATCAACAACAACGAAAGAAGGTGCCACTAATGGCAACTAAACTATACACAATCGAAAACTTGCTAATCGGCAAGACTTACCGCTCAAACTCTCGCCACTTTTCAGGCGAAATCGTATCTGCTGAACCACGCCCAGCAATTTGGTATGGCGAAAAAACCGAAGCGTTTTTAATCGAAATCCGCACAGGCGGTTTGCGAAATAAATTCGCAACAATCGCAGTAAAGGTTGGTGAATAAATGGGAATGGTAAAAGATAGCCTTGACGGAATTTTTCTTTGCGATAATTGCGATACTCTCGCAACAGTTTGGCAAAAGGGAAACACAATCGAAATAACAAAATGCGAATGCGTAACACTAGACTGGGAGAGCGATAATGTATAAACTAACTTTATCTTATGACGGAAATGCACCACATTGGCAACAAGACTACGAAAGCGAATTTGACGCTTGGAAAGATTTCTTTGCTTTTGTTGATTGGGGATTTGCTAACGAATACTCAACTGTAAATCTTTATAATTCAGAAATGAAATGCTTTACTCGCCACTTTTATCGTGAAGACAGAAAGGTTGTAACTGTAAAATGACAATGACACGCAAACACTTTGAGGCTATTGCCGAAATTCTTAAATACAATTCAAACAAAACTCACCCCGCTGTTTTTTCTAAAATGGTTTTGGATTTTGCTGAATTGTGTGCGAATGAAAATCCTAATTTCAATGTAAATAAATTTCACGAAGCGAGTGGCTATGTTGTCCCGAAATTCTCTTCTCGATAAAGTAAAACGCATTCAGGAATTGCGTCGCAGTAATGCGGCGCAACCTGTTCGCAATAAAAAAACTTACACACGCAAGATCAAGCATAAAAATAAATATGCAGAATAGCGCATAAATATGCAGCTGCGCCCACATATGTGCGGGGTCGGGCGTGTCGGTACGATGTGATGTAAATCACCCTGGAAATTTGCGTGTCGATTAGTAAATGTCAGTCCGTTCTGTTATAATTCTCTCAACTACCAACGAAAGGCCCCTCATGGATAATTTTACTGTTGCTTGCTTGAACTATGAAATTTGTGGCGCTACTACAACTTTCTTCGATGAAGCCGAATATGAAATTTATGGCGATGACTATATGTGCGCCGAATGCTATGATTCCGAAGAAATGGAATTCTATGAAACTGCTGGCTGGGCAGATTCCGACGCTCTTGCGTCTGCTGGCCATGGAATGGATGAGGACTACTAATGTCAGACCTAACTAGTATAATCACCCCTATGAAACTTAAACGTTCAAATGATAGAAAGGTGGCTAACCTTGTTACAAAAAATGGAAAGCAAGCCGCAATTGCTAACACGTTCGGATTACCTGCAGGAAAAGACTATTCATGTCCTGGCGCTACGTCTATCTGCGAAAGTGTTTGCTATGCAGGCAAGCTTGAAAAACTCTTCAAGGGCGTAAAGGTTAACCTGCTCCACAATTGGGAGCTCCTACGTAATGCAGACAATGAGACCATGGTCCAATTGCTGGATGAAATGATTATTGACTTTATCAATGATTGTGAAAAGAAAAAAGCGCCTAAGTTATTCCGTATCCACTGGGACGGCGATTTCTTTAATGATACCTATGCATATGCCTGGAAGACTGTTATCTCTAATCATGCAGATGTTCAATTCTGGGTTTATACACGAGTAAAGTCTGCAGCGCTTATTCTTAAAGATATCTCTAACCTATCTCTTTATTATTCTACCGATGATGAAAATAAAGAAATTGCTCATGATTTAAAACTTAATGACGGGGTCCGCCTGGCTTATTTGGGAAAGACATTCTCGGCCACTGAGGGCACCATGAAAGAATTAACTGGCAAGCCTGGTGCTAAGTGTCCTGAGAATAATAAGTCTATTCCGCTGATTAGCAATGCAGGGTCCGCATGTGTTTCATGTGGCCTATGTGTTTATGGTAAGGCGGATATTAGATTTTCTGCGAGTAAGAAATGACGGATGTGATTGGATCCTTGATCGGAATCATATTAATATTTTTCTTGTGCTCACCAATTATTTTAGCGGTGTACATGCTGCATAGTTCTAAAATAGATGTCGACGGTGACGGTCATGATGACGTGCCAAATCGTTGGGAAAAATAAATAGGCTGGTAACCTATCGGCGTGTCCCCTTGACAAAAGGGGACCGCTGCCCCCATCTTTGTGGGCGGTTATCCACAGGCTTACGTAACTTATCCACAGACCCTGGAAATTGTGAGAAATATCACAAAAGCTGCGACACGCCGAGGATAGATTAGGAAATGTCAGTGGCTTACGCTACAATACTCTTATTCAACCAACGAAAGGTAAGTTATGTCTAATCTAATGAAAGTTCCACACACTATCGAGTTCGAGGCAGTAATTGACTTGGATAAAATTCCTGCAAGTTTATTGCCACGCCTGCTAACTATGGATACAAGTTTAATTACAGAAATGTGTAAGGGTGCAACAGCACACGCTCTTGCTATGTCTAACACACTTACAGTTGCAAATGAAAATAACTATTGGGCAGAATTAACAATTAAGGAGAATAACTAATGGGATACACAACAGCGTTAGCACTTGAAGAAGATTTATCACTCGAAGCTGGACTTGCTTATCACTTGCAAGGTAATCACTATCCACCCGTTCCCGTCTCTATGGTGCAACCTTGCATAGATGCTATTGACGCATACTATGAAGAAGATTTTGATCGTGAGATTAACTTGCCTGAAGGTATCTCTTGGCGAGGTAAAACTTCCTGCCCTGCGTCTGCAATCGTAGATGCCCACCACCTAGACGCTTGGCTACCACAAGAAGAATTGTGATTTTTATCACACGATAGGGGCTTGATAAATGTCAGACCCCTATGCTACAATACTCACCTACAAGAAAGGAAGCAAAATGACAGTAAATGGATACACTTACAAGGTTGGCGATTTATTCACCACCCTAAAGTCAAAAAAGACAGGAGTAATCAAAGAGATTATTCCTAACGCATCTGGC